GTTCTACCCTATGTGATACACCCCAAAACGGCCGTTCTCGGACGGGCTGGGGGGGCAAATATAAGGGCATCCTCCAGCAGTTGATGATGGAGCGAGACTACGCCTATAAGCGTCAGATTCGCTACTTTGTCAATGTAGACATTGATAAGTTCATGCGCAGGTTATCTTAGTACTTTCTTTTTCGGAAGATCTAAGTTAATTTTGCAGCACTAAATATAAAGATATGATTAAACAAGAGATAGTAGATCGCATTATAAGTGATGTCTCCATTCTGGATGTAGCCGAGGATGAAGGCATTAAATTCTCAGCGAAGAAAGGCAACCGGCATTGGGCTTGCTGTCCGTTCCACAATGAGAATACTGCATCATTCTATGTGGATACAGGCACAAACTGCTGGCATTGCTTTGGCTCATGCCACTCCGGCGGCAACGTCATCAGCTTCTACCGCAAACTGAAGAATGGTCTCGAATTCCCAATTGCCTGCAAGGAACTCGCCAAGAAATATCTCAATGAGGAGATTGAGGACGAGTGGCGACCAAGTAAGGAGGAAGTGGAGAAGCAAAAAGAGCAGGAGTCCCTGCGCATAGCACTCAACTATGCGCAGAGCTACTTCACAGAGTGTATGCAGAAAGTTAATTCCGCTGCTAACAAAGCACGGGAGGCAGTTTGCAAACGATGGGGCAAGGATGCTATCGGCACCTTCGGCATCGGCTATGCACCAGTAGAAGGCTTCATAGCCTGGGCAAAGCAAATAGGCTTGGACTTCGATATCCTGGAGCAAGTTGGCCTCATAGGTAATGGTGAGCGCGGCCAGTTCGCCATGCTCCGAGACCGCTACACTATACCAATCTATGACAAGATGAGCAGAGTCATAGGCTTCACGGCCAGAACCATGTCCGAGAATAAGGATATCTGCAAGTACCTCAACCTGAAGAACAGTCTCGTCTATCACAAGGACACTTCGGTTTTTGGTATCAATTTCGCCCAGAAGGAGGCACGTCTGCGTGATAAGTTCTATCTCGTCGAGGGTGCTCCAGACGTGCTCAAGCTTCAGTCTATCGGCATTCTCAATACAGTGGCATCACTGGGCGGTTCATGGACCGAGAACCAGCTGAAGCAACTCTACCGCATCAGCAAGAGGGTGACATTCATCCCCGATGCTGACGAACTTAAACCAGGTAATGAATTTCCTGCAGGGACAGCTAATGTGTTTGCAAATGGTCGATCTGCTTTACAGGTCGGATTTACGGTCAATGTCCGGGAGATACCGATTGATTATCCGGCTCCGAAGAAGGAGGACCCGGACTCGTGGATAACTGACAAGGGACACTTCTCACAGATGCGTGAGGAGGAGTTCGTTTTCTGGTACTGCCGCCGCAGATACTGGGCAACAGCAGAAGATATCGATGAGTTTACGACCGAGGACAGATTGCAAGCAATTGCAGATATCTGTGGACTCCTCATGTTAATCAAGGATGAAGACCTGAGAAGCAGCTATCTGACAAGCCTTATCTCTACCTACAAACACTCTCGAGAGTGGAAGGATACACTCAAGAGAGCCAAGGAGGCAGAACTGAGCGAGAAGCAGGAGCGTGAGCGAAAGGGAGACATCAAGATGCTCCGTGAATTCGGATTCACCGAGCACGATAACTGCTACTGGGGTACCAACAAGGAGGGTGATGAAATCCAGTGGTCAAACTTCAAAATGAAGCCTCTCTTCCATATTCGTGATGACTTCAACCCTGTCAGACTTTTCGAGATTAAGAATAACAGCGAGGAACCATCAAGACTCATCGAACTCAATATGGATAAGATCACATCGAGCAGTTCGCTTCGCAAGCGACTGTTTGGTATAGGAGATTATATCTGGATGGCCAGAGATGAGCAGCTTATCAAGCTTCTAGGCTATCTCGGTAGAGTGACCGAGACTGCAGACCCTATCAAGCAGCTAGGTTGGCAGCGTGAAGGATTCTATGCATTCTGTAATGGAGCGAGCGAAGATGGTACCTGGATTCCAATAGATGATATGGGCATACTCAGATTGCAGGCTGGCAAGTACTATCTTCCGGCCATGAGCAAACTCAATAAGGACAGCCGTGAGTTATATGTGAGTGAGAAGAAGTTCCGGCATGAGAAAATGACCGACAATCCAACTCGTCAGTCAGATTTCTTCGCCAAGGTCGTGCAGGTTTTCGGCGACAACGCCAAGGTGGGGCTGTGCTTCTATGTCGCCACACTATTCCGGGACATCGTCATCAGCAAGAGTCGTTCCTTTCCGCTCCTCAATGCCTTTGGCCCGAAGGGATGCGGTAAGACAGAATTCGCTGCAACGCTGATGAATTTTTTCTATAAATATGAAACTAAGTATGAGCCGTTGTCTATCACCAACGCATCAATGCCAGCACTCTCCGACTATGTAGGAGGAGTTAGCGACGCCCTGGTGCACATCGATGAGTACAAAAACTCCATTACACAGAATAAGGTGGAGTGGCTCAAGGACTTGTGGAATGGTATCGGTCGAACAAAGATGAACATGGACAAGGATAAAAAACTCGTGCAGGCCAAGGTCGACTCTGGCATCATCCTCACTGGCCAGGAAATGCCTACTGCAGATATCGCCCTCTTCAGCCGACTCATCTATCTCACCTTCGACAAGGGTGAGCATACACGTGAGGAGAAACAGAACTTCGAGGAACTGGAGCGTATGCGCCAGATTGGTGCTACACACATCACCCTTCAGCTACTGAAGCATCGTGACCAGTTCCAGGGCAGCTTCGGTAATGCCTGGAAGCAAGCATCTGATGATATGGAGGAGCGGTTGGAGGGTGAGAGCATCCTGGACCGCATCATGACAAACTGGAAGGTGCCGTTGGCAGCCTATCTCGCAATCAGAGATTACATCGACTTTCCTTTCAGCTATAGTGACCTTTTGGGAGTTGTTATAAAGGGAGTCAAGTCGCAGAACAGCATGTGCAACACCACCGATGAGGTGGCTGGATTCTGGAATATCTTCAATGCTGCAGTACAGATGGGTGAACTGAAGAAGGACCAGGACTTCAAGATTAAGACAGTTGGCGCATTGACCACCAATAAAGTCAAGATTGACAACTGGGCGATGCCGAGGAGCATCCTCATGATTCGCAAGGACATCACCATGGCAGTCTATCGCAAGTTAGGCAGGCAAATGGACGAGAACCTTCTGCCGAAGGAGTCACTCCTTCACTACCTGCAGATTGGTGCAGACTTCTACGGGTCAACAAAAAACCCGGAGCGATTTATCAAGTACACTCCGAGCGGTTTGCCGGAGACAGTAGAAAAGAAAGATGCCAATGGTACTATCACTGGCCGTCAGAAATTGTATTATAAGGACAGGCCTCTCTGTTTTGATTATTCTATGGTGTCAGAGAGATATGGTATAGATATTGACACAGAGGTAGATGGGGAGCAGAAACAGACCAGGGATCCCTATGTCATGACAGATGCAGAGCAGAAGGCTCTAGGCATGGAACCTTCGCCACTGTAGTAGAAATAAGTTTTTTGTTTAGATCATATCGGTTAGCCTCCAGGGGAAGAGATTCCTCTGGGGGCTTTTTTGTTGGTGTTCCGAGATTTTTCCGACCATTCACACGCGACTTAAAAAACATGTGGCATTTGTGGCAATTAGTGCAACACTGATTATCAGAGAGTTAAGAGGGTATGTATTTGTGGCAATTATGTGGCAATTTGTGGCAACGAGAAGAGAAGTGTGGCAAAGGTTGTGGCAATGTGGCAATTCTATTATATATTTGTGTCAATAAGAAAAGACTTATAATATTAATAATCAAGCACTTAACATTTTTGCCACAATTGCCACAAATGAATTGCCCAAAAATGGGTTCCTTGATTTTTAATTGCAACTTTTTCCCTGAAAACAAGGATTTTTAGCGAAAAGTAGATGATTTTTCCTAGAAACATAGGTTTTATTCGATTATTTTTCCTAACTTTGCGGTGTTTATACAAATCAGAATATGAGTAAATTCGTAGTTTATGTAAAGGTCGAGCCATACTTGAAGCAGTGGCTCACCCATTCTTTCGGCGATCCCGTGGAATTCCCATCCTCCAGCAACGAGAATGCTGTTCTGCGCCGGTTCCTCGCGAAGCGCCCGGTCAATAACCTACCTGAGCAACCTGGAGAGCGAGATGTTGCCATCTGCATACCTTACTCCAAGTCTAAAAGCCCAGAGACTTACAACTTCCTTAACGGTCATGCAAAGCAGGCGCTCACCGAGAGCATCAACGACCTCTTCCGCATCAACATGTGGAGTGACCTCGGAGACCTCAATGACATGTCGTGCAAAAAGATGTCTGCATTTAGATCCTGGTGTGAGCAGCAGGGTATTGATATTGAGTATGCAGAAACAATCCGAATGAAATGGTATCGTATGCGCAAGGCATATCAGGAGAAAGGCATCAATCTTTTTAATCTTAAAAGATGCAAAAAAGACGATTTTTCTTAAAAAAATCTCATCTACTCTAGCCCTGTATCTGTTCAACACCGAACAGGTGCGAACAGATGCGAACAGACGCGAAATTTTAACAGCTTATGAAAAGACTTAGTTATATCTGCAACGTGCAGTGCATACCTGTCAGCAAGTTGCCTTTCGATACACTGCTAGGCAATCACACTTTTGACATTCCCGAGAGCTATGATTGGCCAGTCGTTAAGTGTCAGAAGCCTGCCAAACTCGAAATAACCGACAAAATAGAGGATGGTTTGCGTTTCTACACCCATAAACTCACCTTCCGTACATGCCACGAAGACCTGGACATGAGCGGCAATTATGCCTATCTGGTCACCACCATCGAGGGTAAGCGCTATCTCATCGGCAACAAGGAGCGTCCATATCCTATTATAAATATGTCTGATGTCCACCCTGATTCCCTTGGTACTTCTGCCATGATCGAATACACGGTTCAGTGGGGGAGCACCAGAAAAGCACCGTTGTCAGCCTGATTTACGTATTTTTCCGTTGGCAATTGCCATATTATCTTTGCATCAAAAAAGATAAGCGCATGAAATACGGAATGATGATATGCGGTACCATCGGCGCTGGCTACGACTGGTGGTCGGGCACCTACGGTACACGTTCCAAGGATGTCAAGGCCTACCTTGACGCTCACCCTGACGAGGAGGTGGACATTGCCGTCTCCTCGCCGGGTGGTTATGTTGATGAGGGCTTGACCATCTATCAACTTATCAAGGATCATGGACATGTCAACGTCCACATTATGGGTATGACCGCTTCCATCGCTACAGTCTTGTGCATGGGCGCCAAACATGTTGACATGTCAGTCGGCAGCACCATGCTCATTCACAATGCCTCCACAGGAGTCACGGTCTGGGAGTCTGCCAACAAGGAGAAGCTTGACGAAATCATCAAACTCTGGCAGAAGCAGCGCAACGACCTCGACACCATTGACAAGGTCATCGCTTCCGTCTATGCCAAGCGATCGGGCAAGTCAAGCGACGAGATGCTGAAGCAGATGGGCAAGGAGAATTGGTTGAGTCCGGAGCAAGCTTTAGAGTTGGGTCTCGTAGATGAGGTCAGAGACCTTGATGACGAAGACAAGAAGCGTCAGACCAATCTCTCCAAGCGCTTCACCAACGCTTTCTGCTCCAACATGGGTTTGCCGCCAATGCCTGGAGCGACCGCTGATGAGCCATCCAAAACATTTCTCGAGAAGGTTGCCGCCTCACTCAGAGATATGTTCAAGAATAATACACAGATTTCTAACATGAAGAAAAAATTCCTCAATCTTCAGACCCTCCTCAATCGCAAGGAGGATTTTGAGGTAAGCGATGAGAAAATTACTCTCACCGATGCAGAAATGCAGAAAATCGAGGATGCTCTTGCCCAGAAACAGAAGGACTTGGATGACAAGTCTGCTGAGCTCGACAAAGCCAGCAAGGAGGTCAAGGACCTGAAGGCTAAGGTTGAGCAGAAGGACAAGGATATCCAGGACAAGGATAAGGAGATCAAGGATCTCAAGGGCGCACCGGGTTCTGATACTCATGAGGACGTCACACCGGAGGTTGACAACGTTGACGCTGGTGAAATTTTCAAAGCTTTGAAGCAGATTAATTAAAATGGCAGCTTTAGAAAATACAATTCAAATTACTCCTGATTCTCTGAAGACCAGCTTCGCTAAGTACCGCAAGGACATCATTCAGATGCCGGTACGCGCTCTTGACGAGGCTGCAAAATTCATGAGCCGACGCGTGGGCGTTCGTGGCAAGGAGACTGTCGGAGAGCTCGCAGGCGACATGGAGCTCGGGCCATACTCTCTTACTCGCAAGGATGAGAATGGCGTTACCATCACAGGACGTACCCTGGAGACATTCCTTGGTTCATGCGTCAAGCCTTTTGAACCAAATGCTGTTCGTGAGTCTATCTGGGGCTCCAATGTTTTCCAGAGTGATGCGCTCAAAAACCAGCCTATCACCAAACTGATTGGCATGTTCCTGGCAGGCAAGATAGGTGAAGCACTCTTCAAGAACCTCTTCACCATGAAGCGTAACCCAGCTGGCTCTGGTACCGCAGACCTCGCTGATGGCTTCAAGACTATCTCCGATGCAGACATCAAGGCCAAGGCGATTTCTGTCGAAAAGGGCAACCTCTTCAATACAACCGCGATGACTGGTGTCAACGCTGTCGATGCTGTCGAAGCATTCTATGATGCTGCCGATGCTAAACTGCAGGGCATCAATACATACATGTTCATGAACAGCCATGAACTCACGATCTACCGCCGTTGTTATCGAGATAAATACGGAACAGTCAACTGGAACAATGAGTTCAACCACAACAAGATGGATGGTGCCAGCAACTGCACCCTCGTAGGTCTTGATAACGTGCCTAAGGGCTACAAGATCATCACTCCTGGCAGCAACATGCTCATCGGTTTGGCCACCGATGGCGACAAGGCAAACTTTGGTGTAGAGAGTTCTCTTGACTCTCACTTCCTGGTTGACTTCGTGGCAACCATGTACTTCGGTACTCAGTTTGAGACGATTTCCAAGGAGCGCATCCTCTTCGGTTACGACACTATCCCTTCAGAGTAGGGGATAGCTGTCCATGGTTATACATTATATTATATATTGATATATGGCAACAAAGAAAACATGTGCTTCAACCACAGACCTTTATGAGGATGTGTTGAAGTGTCCTGGAGAGAAGCGACTGCCGGGTACCAGAGCCTACGGCTTCTTCATTCCACGTCGGTACATCACCAAGTTTGCAGAGCCACAGAAGGAGACTGCAGCATCACTCAAGGATTATCTCGTCATCAAGGATAGCCACACCATTCAGGCAGACAAGAACTGGATTAAGATTGCCTTCATCACAGACAAGAGTTCCTTCTCGCCAGAGGCGCAGGGTGAGCATGGCTGCAAGACCATGAACCTCAAGGCAACAGCCGTCCTCCCAGGTACAGAGGAGGAAGCGTCTGCACTCGCTTCTCTGCTTCTCAATGAAGATGGTATCTTCATGATTCCTGAGCGCAACGGCAAGCTTCGTCAGTTCGGTGACGAGACCTTCGAGGTCGACGTGACACCTTCTCAGTCTTCTGGTGCAGGCATTGCAGACGAGACTAATACCACGCTGGAAATCTCTGTCAACTGCGAGACCATGCCTCCATTCTACTTCGGTACCCTCACAACTGCTGAAGGTACCATCTCTGGTAAGGATTGCAAGCCAGTGGAGGTCGCTGCTAGTACAGACGGCCATTAAAAATGGGATTCGATTTTCCTACATAACTACTATCAGTGGCGGGGCGATGCTTACATGAGCTCGCCTCGCCATTTTAATTTTCTTTTTTTATGAATGATCCGAAATTCACAGAAAAGTTGAAGAAGTGGTTTGACTGCGAGCATACTGACGCCAATATCCGAGAGGGAGCGCTGCTCCTCCTTCAGATGAATAATAACCGCCACCTCTATCAACTCATCAACTTTGACCCTCAGGGCAAACTCGAGTTGCTCAAATATGAGCTGCAGAAGCATCTCAACTATCGCATCGAAGGCATGACCATCGATGATGTCCGCAACTATGACAAGGCAGTCACGCCAGTTCTTCAGACTGCGGTTGACAAGACCTCAGAAGCAGACAAGATTGCAAAGCAGCTAGCACCTCATCTTCCGGTCGTGGAGTCAGAAAACCTCGATTCCATCGTGCCTTCAGCCATCGTAGCCAAGGGCAAACGAGCAGACCATGACCAGTTGCCAGATAACATCCAGGCTATTTGGGAAAACAACTGCGCTCTGTGGAAGAAAATCAAGGAACACTTTGAGGCTTGCAAAGCTTACGACATGTCATGTGACAGATACGAGGGCTTGCATGCTGCCGACGAAGACTTCAAGCGCATGCTCCTTACACTCAAGGAGGAATACTATGCATACAAGCAGTCCATGGACGTCTACGACCATGCCAAGCCGGGTGATGCCGAGGAGAAGCAAGCGGATGAGCAGCCAGTAGCTGACATCACCTCAAAGCAGATAGGCAATGCTCGCTCCTACATCACCAAGAACCTTAACCAACTCATTGGATTCGTGGAGGCTGGCAACACAGACAAGGCTGATGCCTTGCGGGCTAAGGTCAATGAGCGTGTGCAGCTCTTGATTACAGCAAAGGCTGAAATCACCGCAGATACCATCGCAAAGCTTCAGCAGGCTGGCATAACCGTTGAGCAGCAGGCTTCAGCCGATGGCGAGGAGCAGCCAGAGAGTGCAGAAGAGGAGGTTACAGATGAGGGCGAAGCAGATACAGCAAGTCCTGAAGCCGCTTCAGCAGAGTAGCTCGCAGGTCTTCCTGGGTCAAGGGCTTCACACCCTTGGATTGTTAGGTTGGATTCTGGAGCAGACAGGACCGGCAGATGTTGCCGTCACGACCTTCTCTACATCCGATGCCTTCTTGTGCGGAGTCATTAACCTTCGCAAGCGAGGGTTAATTAACCATTCAACGTTAGTGGCTGACATTAAAGCTTCAAGTAAAACTTTAAAGCTAAAACGCTTAATGACAGAGGCTTTTGATGATGTTCGGCTTACGCTCAATCACTCCAAAATTATGTTGGTCAGTAACGCTGAGTGGTTAGTCTCCGTGATAACATCGCAGAACCAGACGTATGGTGATCGCGCTGAATGCACCTTCATTTCTCTCGATAGAGACGTCTATCTCGATATTCATAATATGCTCAATAATCTGTTAGATGATAAGACAACAATTTCCATTCCTCGAAGAGAGTGATTTATATCTGCAGACTGTCTATGATCTTGCCAAGACCATGACGCCTGTTGAGGAGATTCCCATCCTGATGGACCTTCCTCCTGATGAGTCTATGGCTATGCAACTGGAGCTGCAGGAACCTAGGTCGCCATATCGCAGACGCTATCTCAGAGGTTTAGCGGAGACCGCTAATGAGTTGAGAACCAACAATATTGCATTGGCAAATGTAGGTTCTCCTGGTGCTTATCAGGCTGTCATGTCACAACTCTCGCAGATTATTGCTAAAATCTCATGATATGAGCCTGCCTGTTAATGTTGATGATTACATGAAGTACATGCCTCTCAATGAGGATGAACTTCTAGATTTTCATCTCTCCGCTATCGTCAGAGCGAGAGTGGAGAGACTTCGAGGGTGCTATGCGTTCTGGCTTCGATACCCTCGATATACCGTCCGGGAGATGGTTGATCAGGATAAGGCCATGTTCGGCGTAAGCGAGACACAGGCATACGATGATATCCATCTCTGCCAGGTCATGCTCGGCAATCTCAACGCCGCCTCAAAGGAGTTCTGGAGATGGAAGGTCAACCAGGAGATAGACGAGGACCGCAAGGCTGCCAAGGCTGCAGGCGACTTCCGGGCGCTTGCCGTGATGCAGAAAAACCGCATCAAGAACAACCGCACAGACACGCCTGATGAGCCAGAGCTGGCATTCGACAAGATTGTTCCTGTTGAGTTCCGCATGACAGATGATCCGACAGTCATCGGTTTGCAGAAGATTCCAAATCTTCGTGCAAAAATCAAAAAAATGGAGAAGCGCTACTCGATGCCGGACATCGAGGATGCTGACTTTGAAGAACTTCCAGATGATGACAGCAAGACCTAAGGAGTTATTTTTCAACGACGTGCAGTCGCGCGTCCTGCAGCTCATGCCTAAGACGCTGGTCTGCGAATGGGGCCGTGGAACAGGAAAGGGTGTGGTCGAAGCTGGCCGCATCCTCTATGCTGTTCAGCACATGCCAGGTTCATGCCTGGGCATGGTAGCGCCATCGGTCAAGCGATGCCAGACCAACATCCTTCCTTCTGCGCTGGTACACCTCGAGGAGTGGGGATACAAGAGAGATGTCCACTACATAGTGGGCAAGAAACCATGGAAGGCGCTGCATTGGCAGGAACCACATTTCCAGCCCATGAACTGGGAAAATACTGTAGCCTTTTATAATGGCAGCTACCTCAACATCATCTCTCAGGACCGCAGCGGAACTTCCAACTCCCTCTCTCTCGACCATGTCTTCATTGACGAGGCGAAATTTATTGACTGGGAGCAGCTCAACAATGAGACGCTCCCGGCAAACCGTGGAAACAAGCAGTTGTTCGGTGACTGCTGTCTCCACCATGGTCTGACCATTACTTCAGATACTTCAGCAACAAAGAAAGGTTCCTGGTTCATGTCGTGGGAGAAGAAGATGGATAAGGAGCTGATTGCTACTCTCGAGACGGTACTGGTGCATCTGCATAGCATCCGAAACAAGCTGGCTGCTCACCCAGATCGGTACGATTACTACATGTCGCAGGTGCAGAAATACGAGAAGGTTCTGCACTCCCTTCGCTCCTATGCCCTGGTGTATTCCAGGTGCTCGAGCATTCAGAACCTCGCAGTTCTAGGCGAGGACTTCATCAGACAGATGAAGCGAGACCTGCCAAAGATGACCTTTTTAACGAGCATCATGTGCCAGCATGTCGGCATCGCACAGGATGGTTTCTACTCCGGGCTTGACGAGGATCGCAACTTCTATACGGCACCGAACACCAGGTTCCTCAATGACCTGCAGTATAAGTTCGACCCTAAGCACGACAAGCCGGACTGCCGCATGGATGGCGACCTGGAGGGCGGTTTACCGCTGATCATCGGCTGCGATGCCAACGACAACATCAACTGTCTCGTAGTCGGGCAGGTGGGTTCTGATACCAAGTTGCGCATCGTCAACTCATTCTATGTCAAGTATGACCGGAAGTTGCCTGAGCTGGCTCAGGACTTCTGCGATTATTATAAGTATCTTAAGATCAAGCGAGTCATCTTTTACTACGATGCCACCTTTGTGGGCAACTCCTATGCAACTCACAACGATAAGTTCTACCAGATTATCACCAAGGTGCTGCGAAGGAATGGATGGCTCGTTACGGAGGTCTACATCGGCAAGCCGATGAACCATCTTGAGAAGCAGTTGCTCATAGACCGCATGTTCAAGGGACATGCGCGCCACATGATTCTCATCAACCAGGACAATAACGAGGACCTGATCATCTCCATCGAGAGTGCCGGCTGTTACAACAACGGCAAGGATAAGCGAGGCGAGAAGCTCGTTGAGACAGACGAGGACAGGCTGGAGAACCGCACCGACTTCTCCGATGCATTCGATACCGTCTGCATTGGTGTGGACAAGTTCCCTCAGACCGTCCTCTACACGGGAGGCATGAGCAACTATTACCCTAGATAGGCTTTTTTCGATAATGATTTATATAGTTTTAATGTAGTTTATTCTTTATTTATTTTATGATTCCTTGGCTGCTTGCTCGTGAGAGTAGGCAGCCTTTTTTCTTTCCGGGTGTGTAAGAAAGCGGTATCTCCGATGGTTGTTTGATGCTGTTCCGTACTTTTTTTATTGCATTCTCCGCCGCCCGTCATGTGTTCCCATCCGAAATTTCCTATGCAAAAGTAGCTTCTGGCGATTCAAACCTGTGCATGAACCTGTGTTAACTAAAGCCAAAGGTTCTTCACGCTTCACTAAACCTTTACCTTTTGTTAACACAGAACCCCACACCTGTTTGCCTCTGCCAGCGCTTTGTTTAAGCATAGGAAAAATCGAAAGGGCACACCGGGCTTTGAACGGAATGCAATTAAAAAAAATACTCCACAGCAGGAGTGGGAAAAAATCTCTGGACTCCCAAACATTACCAGAATACAATTTCAAACTTTATAAAATTTTTCGATATGAGACAGAATTATTTCTTAGAGTACGTTCCAAACGCTTACATCAACCTTTGCGTTGACAAGGCACAGCAGATGGCAAACAACCGCTTCGTCTACGACTTCAAGGCAGGCGAAAAGAAGGCGGCACACCTCTGCGCTGAGTGGCTAGTTCGCTATCTTACAAAGCAGTATAGCAGTATCTTAGAGGACTTCGTTGTAGTCTTTGCTCCATGCAGCACCCAATGGAAATATAACAAGCGATTCGGCTATCTCGCAGCCATCCTCAATGCAGCAGGCATCATGACCGCAAACGAGCACGTTCACATCTTTGGAGAGCGCAAGCCAACCCACAACGGAGGCAGCCACGTAGTTAACGAAGACATTTATCACGTTTCCGTTGATGGCGAGTACTTCAAAGGCAAGCAGGTCATTCTATTCGACGACCTGCTGACTAGCGGCAAGACCATCGAGGACTTCAGAAGAAAGTTGGAGGCGGCAGGTGCTTATGTGGAGAGAGAAATCTTTTTGGCTCGCACAATTCACCACGACCCGATAAGCAACAGAGGCGTGCTTCAGGAGATGGCAGAAGGCTTTTATGAGGCGGTGGCACACTCAAAGAGATGTTTTCCACAAGGTGTTAATATCAATAAGAAATCAAACAACAACTATAATAAAGTAGCGTAACATGAAGAAGTTCAATGATATACTAGCAGACGAGCGCCCAGAGTTCAAGGCAGCTAATTACGGATTCGATGCACTCAGTAACACCGAATTGCTATCAATGATAATAAACAGAGGGGCAGGAACAGCCGAAAGCCTAAGCCAGGCTAGGCAACTGATGAACATGGCAGATAACAACCTCAGTAACCTTGCAAAGTTATCCATGGACGAAATGCAGGTAGTGCAGGGAATAGGCGACTGCAAGGCGTTGGCAGTACTCGCAGCTTTGGAACTAGGCAAGCGCAGGGCAGTGGAGAAGTTGGGCAGCAAGCCCGACATGGGCAGCAGTCTAGCCATATACAACTACATGCTTCCGCAGATGGCAGACCTAAAGGTGGAGCAGGCACACGCCATCTTTATGAACCAAAATTTCAGACTCATCAAGAGCGTGAAACTGAGCGAGGGAGGAATAACTGAAACTTCCGTGGATATACGTATCCTCATGAGGGAGGCAGTCTTGAGCGGTGCAACCATCATGGCATTCGTTCACAATCATCCATCGGGCAACACGCAGCCAAGCAAGGCGGACGATGTGCTGACCCAGCAGATAGCCAAGGCTTGTCAAGTCATGCGCATCTTCTTCATGGACCATGTGATAGTAACAGATGGAGCATTCTACAGCTATCACGACAAGGGTAGACTATAGGCACCATGGGCAACGTGATAGGAACACGTTGCCCTTTTACTTGCTTGCAAACTTGCTGATAACCGCGGATGAAGGGAGGGGGATAGAGATAGCGAGGGCGATGGCAATTCGGGGTAGCAGTCGGGGAAAGGGGCAATTGCCACATGAAAAATCCCTTACATATACCGCTCCAGTCAGCCGTGGCAATTGCCTCCGAGCGTAGGGCGGTGGGGGCTATGCTTACAGCAAGGCACGCCCTTTTTTGCTCCAACTTTTCAAAAATCCATGATTTTCAACAAGTTGGCAAAAATGACCGTGGAAAATTTGTGCAAAATGCCCAAATTTTGCAATCAATTGCCATTGATTGCCCGCTCGAAAACGGCTACTTATGCCAATTTCCATGAAATTGCCACAAGAAACGAGCCGTTTTCGAGCGAACCCCTTCATTGCATTTCGGGGTAAAAGAGGTAATAACATTGTTTGACATCATTCAAGAATGATGAGAAAAAGAGGTAAAAACCGTGTTTGATGGGGATGAAATGTTAAAAATGAGTTAATCATAAAAGAAAGTTTATGTTTTATTTGATTATTAAAAGAATTTTATGTATCTTTGCATCGTGAATAGATAACTAGATGTTTAACAATTTAAAATTCAACAGATGAATGAAGAAGAGCTAGAAAAGCAGATTAGAATTAAGAAGAAACTGCTAAGTGATTACATCAGGCTGAGAAAGGCTTACAACATTGATGATGAAACTTATTGGAAGTTTACAGACAGCGTTTTAGACCAGCTTTCAGTTCTGATTAAGAAAAGAAAAAAGAAGTAAAAACTTACCCCTCCTTCGGGAGGGGATTTAAAAAATAAAAGATATGAATAATAATACGGATTTACTTAAGGAATACGCTTCTCTTGCAGGCAAGGAAGACGAAAAGAGCGAAGCTCGCAAAACAGAAATTTTAAACTACATCAAATTAAATGCTGATGATAGTGATAGAGAGGAAGCAAAGGCTTTCATCAACCAAAAGATGGAGCAGCTTCAGAGTGAAGTCCTGACTTTGCGTGAGCAGCTTGCAGAGGAAGATTACAAGTTGCTGCCACTTCGTTACATCGCACAGAATTACTTCGGCAAAAGCGCAGCATGGCTCTCTCAGCGTCTCAATGGCTCAGAGGTTCGCGGTCATGTTTACACGCTCAATTCCGAGCAGAAAGATATTTTCAATCGTGCCGTCCAGGAGATTGGACAACGCATTAGCTCTTTGCAGTTAGCATAGGGTTATCTGTTCACACAACCGTCCCCGACGCGATTCCGTGTCGGGGACATTTAAAGGATGATTTACAGGCAGCCGTGTTCTGACATAGGCTGTGTTTTCATATAATTATGTAGGAATTTTAGTAAAGATCTCTGAGCCCTCCGTGCGTGACGCATCGGGGGCTTTTTCGTAGCCAAATGTTAAATAATACACAAATGTTGAAAATAATCACGAAAATATTTGGTTATTCAACAAATGTTTAGTATCTTTGCATCGTGTTAATAAAGATAGTATATGGCAAGACGAAAATCTAAGGAACTCAAGGAAAATGAAGACGATTTGCTTTTCTACCTAGAGTATTGGCAAGAGTTCCCCGATACCTTCAAGAGGGTAGCAGAAAAAGAAATCGCAGAGTTGGAAAACAAAATTAAAAACAAAAAGAAATGAGAAAGCCCCTTCGGGGGCACTCATTCCTTTAAACTTAAAAAATATAAGATTATGGAATATACAGAGATGATTGATAAGGTGAAGGCTTTGGCTGCACAAAACAGAGCTGCCAAGACCGCAGAGGATAAGGCGGAGGTTCGCCGTCAGATGGATGCACTCAAGGAGTCAGACCCTAAGGCTTTTGCCGTGGCAGTGGGCTACATGGCTAAGACCACAGAGCAGAAGGTCAAGGAACTGACCATGGCAGAGAAATTTGGTGAAATAACAGATATGGTTTCCATGGCTTACATCGCAAAGGCTTACTTTGGCAAGTCTCGCTCTTGGCTAGCACATAAGATGAACGGAAACTTAGTCAACGGAAAGGCGGCGCAGTTTACTCCTGATGAGCTTGTTACTCTCAGAGGTGCCTTGCAGGATATGTCACAGAAATTTGGCTCGCTTAGCCTTGCTATTTAGGCTATCTTTATTTAACACATCGTCCCCGACACAGAGCCGTGCCGGGGACTTCTTTTTGTTCACATATATAGTCTCTATTTTAATTGCTTTAAGGTGGATAGCAACAATCTTAGATGGGGTGATTGCAGCCATATTAACAAAAGTCCATGAAGAATAGAGATTGCAATGAGAATATTTACCGTAATATGGAGAAACCTTATGCGCTTCTCCAAGTTCATATACTCTTTTCTTTCCATACCTTAATATATATTATAATGTAAAAACACCGCAAAGTTAGGAATAATAATCGAGAAAATCGGGGAAAATCGGAGAAAAACATTCCTTTTCCCTTCCCCAAATGTTAAAGTTTAGTTAATATAGCGAAAAAGCTACCTAAATATTTGGCAGTTTATAGCTTTTTTGCTACCTTTGCAGTGTCATTCAGACAAAGAGTTCTTTAATATATTTAATTTTATATGAAGTATAATCAATTGTACAACGAGTTGACGAAAGCGGGATGCTTTGTCACTCGACATGGCGCAGAACACGATGAGTGGTTCAGTCCTAAGACTCAGATGAAAATCAGAGTTCCAAGACATGGTAGCCATGAGGTTAGACCAGGGTTGCTTAGACGCATTAAAAAGACGTTGCTCGGACAATAAGTCCGGGCAACTGCCCTTAACCTTGCAAGGAGTTGTCTTCTATAGAAAAATATGTTGGGGACTCTTTTTATTGAGAATTTAAAATTTAAAGAAATATGGCAAAAAACGTAGTATTGATTTTGGAGTATGGTGATGGCGGATACTCTTGTTATAATGATGAGCCATTGGGTAATTATGGTGTCATCGATGGCGATGGGGCTACCGCTGAGGAGGCAAAGGCTGATTTCATGAAAGCTTTGCAGGAGTGCAGGGATGATGATCCTAATAACAAGGACTTGCAAGACTTGACGTTTACATACAAATACGACGTGCAAGCCTTCTTCAAGGAGTTCTCCTTTCTCAATGCTACTGAGATTGCCAGACGTGCAGGCATCAACCCATCGCTCATGCGCCAGTATGTAAGTGGAGTCAAGACTGCTGGAGAAAAAACGTATCAACGACTCAATGCCTGCATGAGCGATATTAAAGCGAATTTACAAGCAGCCGTATTCTAACGGTTGTACTTCATAAAAATTAAAAATGAACTCTTAAGCCTCTGGTGCGTGACGCATCGGGGGCTCTTATTTATTAATCATAAAAAATATAAATATGAAAAGCAAGATGCCTGATGATGATATGGATTATATGGATTGGTCCTATAAAATTTATCAAGACAAAAAGAAAAAAGAGTGGGAAGCCAAGAGAAAGGCTGAAAAGAGAGAACGCAATAAATATTGGATGGAGGTCATTACGTTCCTGTTGATGGTGGTATCTGTCTTATGCTCGTGCCTGGCTTCTACCATTAAGCAAGTATGGCAATGGCTATTGATGTTGTTAAAGCTTCAATGACTACAAGCAGAAAAAGACGGTTATTGTCTCTTTCTGCTATTTCTAAACGCTCGTTGGCTATATCTAAGCGTTCATTGGTCTTATCGATAAGTTCAATAACCTTATGTAGGGTAAGTTTCTTATTTCTTTCCATACCTTAATATATATTATTTAGTTAATCCGATGCAAATATACGGAATTTTATTGAATATCCGTGGAATTTTATTGAATATCCGTGGAATTTTATTGAAAAACAGAGAAAATCAGAGAAATTCATTCCTCAATACCCCGATTTTATGCTCTAAAACATATTCCCTGCAGATTCTTCTAAAATTTCTCGCTTTTTTTTTGGCGGTTCCAAATTTTCTTCTTACCTTTGCCACCGTCTACAAGATGATAGTAGTCTATCCGGCAGGGCGACCGTTTCGCCTATGGCTTCTGGCCGCAGGCTTTTTTTATGCCTAGGAAAATCTTTTTTTCTAACTGGGAAAATAATTTTTTCCAACTGGGAAAATAGATATGCCCAATACATGGCGGCTGCATGAACCGTAAGATTTGATTTGTCCTCTCGGATAAGCCATCATCTTGTAGACAACGGGGAATGCAGCCGCCACCCTTTTGTACAATCGGCTGTTAATGTCTACAAGATGATGCAATATGCAGAATTCTATTTTATTAAGTGATGCGCAGGTAAGACCTGCAGGCATCAGCGTAGAGGAGGGTATCAATACCCTCAAGTGTGAAATCAAGAAACTCGCCAAGACCAAGAGTGAGACCTTCAGCTGTCTCTGCGGGGAGACCGTGACCTATGGAGAGGTTGTGCTCACCATGGTTGGTTTCGCAGCTGTGATGGCGATGGTCATGATTGGTGGTTTCATTTTCGGAGGGGAGGTAGCATGATGGTGAGCAGAATGACTACAGAGCTGTTTCATGCTCAGCTGGAGGAGAACATCGTGAGAGCTGCTGACGAGCGCAAGCGCCATCAGGCAGAGTTGCAGGCTATCAGCCGGAATTACGAGAGCTCGTTGGACAGTATTGAACGCATGGAGGATGAAGCAGGGGAAAGCTACCGCTGTGCCCGTAATGCTTTCGAGAAGGCCAAAAATGAATATCAGGAAGAACTCCGTAATTGTAGAAAGCTTCGCAATGAGGCAGGATTCCGCAGAGACAAGGCGAAGGTCGAGGAGACTAATCTTTGGACACTCAACAACAATACCATCCAGAGCGACCGCCACAAAATCTTTGAGAGATACCGAGAAGCGGGGGGGTACTTACGGGAGCAGAAGCAGAACTCCTGCACCCAGGTTGGAACAAAGACAAGAAAGGAGGAGTGAGCGATGAAGAAAAGTAGAAACCGCAGAAGACGCACAGCTAAGCTGACTACCAAGGACATCAGCAAGTGCAAGTACTTCATGAATATTGGCAAAAGTATGAACGCCCATAAGGTGGAACTCAAATTTCAGAGAAACTACAATACAATGGGTTCAGTTGTTTTCATCGATGATGCGTCACACAAGCAGACTATTATCCGATGGTATGATCATCGCTACTATGCACTTCGATTTGGAGCTAAAGAGGTTAAGCCACTCAATATGACTCTGGCCAAATGGAAATCTATAAACATCGATTAGACATGAAAAAGAATAAGAAGAAAGTCAAGAGAGACGTTCTCTTGCTATATTTCCGCCGCCGTCGCATTCGCGCTGCGCTCGAAAGACGCTGGTGGGAGCTTGATATCAAGCGTAAGGAGCTATACAAGCTCGTGGAGTACGCCAAGATTCAGTCAAGATACTGTGTTAATCAAGACTGCCACCGTATTGTCGGCAGATACCTCAGAGAACTGGAGCGTGAGGAGATCCGTGTTACCAGACTTCAGACCAAATACGACCTTTGGGCATCCCGTCTGGGCTACTGGGTTGACCTCTATGAGACGGCATTGAACCGCCTGCACCCTGGAGACGATATTTAAGTTTCACCCTTTAAAAAAAGAATATTATGCCAAGAAATACAGATTATTTCGACAGCGAGCAGTTTGAGCAGGATCTGCTCGACGCTTACTTCCACTTCCGCTGCAACCTCCCTATGAAGGATGCAGACACCGGTCTCGACTACAAGAAGAGTTTCAAGACCTCCCAGGACATCGCCACGGAACTTGATGACATGGGCGGTGTCAGTATAGGAGCCATCAACCAGTACCTGCAGGCGCATGACTACCAGGTAGCCACGCAGCCAGACGGCACCGTGGCATGGGCTATATGGGAGAGAGTTGTCAAGCCGGATAGCCTGGTTTAAGTTAAAAACTCATATAAATTTCAAGTACTACCATGTATTATGAATAGTTTTTCGTACCTTTGCAGCACGAAAAATTTTACAAAGTTTGAAAAGCTTTGAAACGGCTGGCCGCCCGTGAGGGTAGTCAGCCGTATTTTTATTTTGATCCCATCCATATTATCTTTGCACAAAAAAAGATAATATATGACCATCACATCACTTCCGTCGGGCAGCTTCTTCCTTGAGAACCTCCCCGACATCGATATTCTCACGGCCAAGACGCGCCTGCTCGTCACCATCCAGATAGGTGACGACATCATCTACGATGAGTATCTCTATCCAGCCGATGGAGAGGTCACCGTGAGCGACCTTGCCGACATCTTCCGTCCCTATGCACGCCGGAGGCTGGCAGTCACAGCCACCATCACCATCGCCGAGCAACAGGTTCCGGACTCCGGAGACACCGACTCTGCAACAGTCACCGATACGCAGACAGCCAACCTGAAGGTTTACTATTCCACCGTGGACATCGTGGGCGTGGACTGCTCTACATTCCTCAATACACACTTCCTCACCCTGCTGGAGGGGCACAAGACCACCTACATGGGGCGACTGGAGTATCTTCACTACATGGGCAAGGACTCGGCAACAGTCACCGCACACTATGCCGACAAATCTACGAAACCGTTTACCGCACCAGCCGTCGGCGGCAATGAAATCTACACCACCATCGACGTTTCTCCGTCTCGTTTCGAGACCGAGGGCACCGACCTACTCTACTACGTGGTAGAGGCAGGCTCACGCTCCATGACCCTCATCATAGACAGCGAGGAGCGTGACGTGGCACCGACTCTGCTCTTCACGAACTCGTTCGGTTGCCAGGAGCTCATCTACTGCACGGGCAAGCACGAGGTTGACCCGCAGTACACCCGCGATGCAGCCTACATGGGCGGCATCAGGGTTAACTACCGCATCACAGAGCAGCGCACCTTCAACGCAGATACGGGCTATCTGGGCACGGACATGGCCAACTGGGCAGATGACCTCTTCCGCTCAGACGAGGTCTATCTGGTCAACTTCATCGGCGGCGTTGCCAAGGTGGGCAAGCGTGTCACCCTCTCAGACTCCAAGTCCAAGTGTGACAACCTGCGCGACAGCGTGCCACGCTTCACCTTCAGCTACACCTACGCCCAGCGCCAGCACAACGTGCTTGACCTGCAGCGTGCCGGTCGTATCTTCGACAACACCTTTGACAACACCTTCAACTGATGAGACGCACGGCTTACCACCTCACAGAGGTGCTGCGCCTCCTTGCCAAGGCAGAGCGAGACCGCTCTACCATTAACCTGAAGGCGTGGACATCAGACGGCGAGACCGTCGATTATACAGGATGGCTGGTCAGGGGCAGCAGTTGGCGAGGCGGTTTCCACCGTCTCGTCAATCCGGCAAATGCCGAAGTTCGCACCGTTCCGGACATCTACATTCACCAGTTCCTGGGCTTACCAGTTTATTTATGACATGAAACAGAAAAAATATCAGCTTCAGCAAGTAGGAACCAGCGGTTCCTACAGTCGCTACGCTCTCGTGGCAGAGGGCGTGAGCAGGGTTACAGACTCCACCACCATCGAGCAGCAGTATGGGCAGGACACCAGTTTCCTGGGTTCCGGAGAGGTGGGCGACGCCACAACAGGCATCCTGGAGACTTCAGACGGCAAGCTCTTCGAGTATGTGAACTATGGCGATGACAACGACATGCCATACATCCTGCAGCAGTTGCTGCGCCGCAACATGGTGGCGCAGCGTGCCATGGCGTTCAACGTGCAGTGCTGCTACGGCCAGGGAGTGCGCTTCATGGACCGGGAGACCAAGCAGGACACCACTGACGCAGAGATCCGCGACTTCTGCCTGAAGAACTCCATCCACGAGGTCTTCATGCAGCAAGCCACCGACATGAAGTTTTTCTTCTGGTCGGTAGAGGTCATCATCCTGAGCCGTGACCACTCCAAGATAGTCAACATCCGCCACAAGGACGTTTCCTACTGCCGCCTGGAGGTACCCAATGACAAGGGGCGCATAGAGCATGTATTCTTCGGCGACTTCCGCAACGTCATGTCGCCGGTCCACACCGAAGTCATCCCGCTGCTCGACCTCTACGACCCGCTGGGCGACCTCATGGCGCGCATGGGAAAGGCTCCGGACCCCTACACCGGCATCAGGGGCAAGGCTCCTGAGATGGGCAAGGACTGCAAGTTTGCCATCATCTCACGCATCCCGACACCCGGACTGCAGTACTATCCGATACCATACTATGCCAGCATTTTTGATGATGCGTGGTATGATATCTACCGTCTCATCGGTATCGGCAAGCGCTACATGATCAAGAACACGTCCGCTCCACGCATACAGATAGAGGTGCACCGCGACTACTGGGAAGAGCTCTGCAACAACGAGGACATCATCGACCCGGATAAGCGCAAGGAGCGCATCCTGCAGGAGAAGGACAACATCATCAACTTCGTGTGCGGACCGGAGAATGCCGGCAAGGCGCTCATAACGGGCTATTACTTCGACCCAAACGGCAAGGAGCAGCGCATGGTGCGCATCATCAACCTCTCTGAGGGCAGCAAGAAGGAGGGTGGCGACTGGGCAGACGACATGAGCGAGGCATCCAACGCCCTCTGCTTCTCGCTGGGCGTGCATCCAAACCTCATCGGAGCCACACCAGGCAAGAGTCAGATGAACAATTCCGGCTCAGACAAGCGAGAGCTCTTCATCCTCAAGCAGTCGCTCGAGAAGGCTTGCCACGACATCATGTGCAAGCCTTACCACGTCATCTCCCACTACAATGGCTATGCCGACCGAGGAGTGACCGTAGACGTGCCGATGATAGAACTCACGACACTAGACAAAAATAAGGACCAACAGACATCAATAGTTTCAAACAATAATGGCAAAAATGAAGATTCAAATCAGCAAGGATGACTTCGAGCAGAGCATCCTCGTAGCGACAAGCTCGCACTCTGAGGTGTTCGAGTCTGTGAGACCTCATTTCTATGAGGCATACAACAATATTCAGAAGCGCTTCCTCGGCTACGTTGGTGAGGAAGCGCTGGAGACAAATGAACGGCTATCGGCTGCAGTTGTCAAGGCAGTGTGCCTGACTGCATTCCTCGGCAACGTTCGCCATCTCGACCTGGTACTCACTCCGACAGGCTTCGGAGTAGTTGCCAACAACGAGGTCTCTCCTGCATCATCTGCGAGAGTAGAGGCGCTGATAGAGCAGTGTATGGTCGCATGCTTGAAGGCAGAGGGCGAAATGATTACCTGGTTGTCTGCAACAGAAGGGTGGGGTGAGAGCCTGCAGGCGAAGATGAGCATACCGCTTCTGGTCTTCAGCATCGAGCAGTATGCCTTCCAGGTGAAGCAGGAGCTATCATCCAAGCAGTGGAAGGATAAACTGTCAGCACTCTACGAAGCTGATGGGGTGATGCGAAGGGTCATATCTGACGAGCAGATGGATGATCTGCTAGAGATGGAGCGGGGAGCCAAGGACAAGGATGACACCGCTGTAGAAATCATCTTCAAGGTGCGCAGATGCATGATCTTCCTGGCTGAGGGTTTGCTGACAGCCTATTCCAACGAGCGTGCGAGACTGCTCAGATACTTTGATGCAAATCTCGATAAATTCCCGTTATATGCGAATTCATCGGCATATAAGGCTAATCATTTCAAAGAATTTCAGAATGAAAAATCAAAACCTGCCTTCGTTTTTAATTCATAAAGATGGTACACAAGAGTTCAATTTCAAGGCGCCGTCATCGTGGGCGGAACTTTCAGAGGATCAGTTGCGCTATGTCCTTAGCATCATGTCGACGTTCCAGGATCATACCGTTATCAAATGCTACCTTCTCGCAAGGTTCTGCGGACTTACCGTACATAAGTACACCAGAACCGGGTGGAAATGCAGCGTTAAATGCGATGAAAGCGGTGAAAATGGCGATGCTAAGACTGGAAAAGTGCGCAAGAGAGTCCTATACATTAGCGCTGCTGAAATCCTCTCTCTGCTCAAAAACTTCGATTTCATCGACTCCTTTACGGACTTTCGGCCTCTACAGGTCGCAAGTGACGTTCAGCTGAAGGCAGTAAACAGCCTGCTTCACGAAATCAGCTTCTACGATTACCTCAATATCGAGAAGAACTACCAGCTTTTCATGCTCAAGCAGGAGGACAGATTCCTGCTGAAGATGGCGCAACTCATGTACAGAACAGCAGGCGGTTCTGCCAGTGAAACCGCTAAATTTGAACCTTACGAACTCCTCGGAGTCTTCATGTGGTTCTCGAGTGTCAAGGAGTATTTTGCCGCCAACTTCCCTCACTTCTTCAGACCAGCCAGAGAGGGCGGCGAGCTGCGGCGTGAGGACATCCTGCCAGCAATGCAGGCGCAGATCAGGGCACTTACCGATGGTGACGTGACCAAACTGCAGGCAGTCTACAATACAGACTGCTGGGCTGCACTCACAGAGCTGGACAACAAGGCTCGGGAGGCAGAGGAGTTCAAGAAACGCAACAGGCAAAATAGTTAAATTTACAGCACATGACAGAGAAAATCTTCGATTCCATCGCCTATTTCAAGCAGCTGGCTGCCGAATGCAGAACCTGCAGGGATTATAATTTCGTCGCAACAGAGTGTTCGGGACCTGATTCAATCCAAGGTGTCATGCAGCAGTTCCGCAAAGCATCCAACTTTGTCATGGTCTCAGATACCGTTGACAGCAACACCCATTCCATCGGAGAGGGCTTCTTTGACCGCAACGTCTATACCGTTTGGATCCTGGCAGGGTACCGGCGCGATGACATGGCAGACCGAGAGGCGAAAATGAATATCTGCAGATATATCTTCCGACAGTTCCTCAGTCGCATGCTATACGACAAGAGCCGTGAGGCATACGACGGACAGATGGAGTTCCTGGACCTCACGCAGGTCTATTCGAGCGAACTGGGCAGATGGTCCATGAATGGCGTCACAGGACTCTACTTCATGGTCACATCAGACGAACCTATCGACATTCAGTATGACGAGAGCCTATGGCAGACGCAGAAATAGACGATCTCCTCAGATATGAGCGAGGATGGGCTAATGCAATGGGCGACTACTGGCGAGAGCGCATGGAGCGGCTTCGTACCATCGATACCGGCCGCCTATACGCTTCCATCAAGGCGCACCTGGAGCAGGGCTCTGTGACCACAATTGAGCACAACTTCCTGCAGTACGGTATCTATGTAGCTGCAGGTGTAGGTCCGGCACATGAGTGGTACAAGTGGACCGAGGCACAGGGAGGCGAGAAAGTCCGCCGCATCAACAACGGCGACCTCAACTTCCTGGGCGATGAATACCGCCGAGACAACAATCTCGATAAACCGAAGAAGGTGGGTCCAGCCTGGGGCGGTCGTGTCGCCGGTGGCGAACCTAAAGGCCGCCGTGACTGGTTCTCGCAGAAGTACTACTCATCTGTCATGAAGCTCAACGAGCATGAGGCGACCTTCTACGGCGACCGGTACAATGGTCTGATGGCATCAGCCCTCACCGAGATCTTCAGGGGCATAGGAGCAGCACGCAACCTCTAGGGAGCGTATTTTTACCGATTCCATCGAGATATTATCTTTGCAACAAAAATAGCAAATGGCATACAAATTAGACAAGAGTGCACTTCAGTCCCTCTTCGAGGGCATCAGAGACGAGCGGCGCCTGCAGGCTAACACGGCAAACCGCATCGGCAACGCTTTCCTCTCGCTGCTGCACTTCTGTGCTGACGAAACCTCCGATGCCTTCCTCAGCCGCAAGCATGACGATGCAGCCGAGGGCATGATTACCTTCATGCGGGGACTCATCTCCGAGCAGATGGCGCAGCTCAAGGCGGGTGCACAGTTCGGTGACTTCGTCTCCGGGCTGTACAACGGCAAGGGCGCGCAGGTCGATGCCAATGGCAACGCAGAGGTTGAGAGCATCACCGTCCGCACATACATGCGGGTCATGGAGCTGATTGTCAACCGCCTGTCAGCGCAGGAGGGTGACACTTTCTTCACCGAAAGCGACACCATCGAGAGCGTTGACAGCCTGGGTGATAACTGCTATGGCCTGCACCTCCGCTCAAAGTATAGTGGATACTTCACGGCGCAGCATGTGGGCAACGTCATCAAGGGCGTGGTCAACAACATCGCCTCGGCAGCCAATTCTGGCACCTCGGCTAATTACTACACCTCCTGGATGAGAGTCAACAGCGTCAACGCGGTTAAGAATTACATCGAAGTCACCCTCTATCCTGATGCCGAAGTTCCGGCAGGAAAGAACTTTCCGCCATGTGAGCTCATGAATATCGCCCGTTATGGCAACCAGACCGATGAGTCGCTTCAGAGCTGCTTCTATATCTCCAGTTCCGAGGGGCGCATCGTCAAGCTGACGGGCGTCACCAAGCCGATACTAGAGAATTACAACTACGGCATGGTCTTCGGCGACATGCCTGAGTTCGTCAAGTCGCTCGACCTTCCTATCGTCAAGGGCAGGGATTATCTCTATGCAGCCGGCATCATCACACAGGATATCATACAGATTGACTATCAAGGCAAACCGGTTGTCGATTATGTAGACCGAGGACCATGGTCAGAGACGGCTGACTATTTCTGCTCAGCTCTCAATCCGGAAACCGGTAAATACGAGACCTCCGACGTTTGGTATACAGGGTGCAAGTGGCGATGCCAGAAGACCGGTACCCATACCGCACCAAGATGGAACAATACCGACTGGGCGATGATAGAGGGTAATCCTGCCTTCACCATTGACTTTCTCGAAGACGAGACGATCTATGACTTCGACAACTTCCGGGCTCCGCTGACAGTCGTCGCATCGCTCTACGGACAGGATATCACATCAGATATCCTCGACAGCGACGTAGCCTGGACCAGATACACAGAGAACAGGGCTGGTGAGCAGAGAGTCACAAGTGACAACATCTGGTCACTCGAGGTCGGATCCAAGGCAGGCAAGGCTATCGTCCTGACCCAGTCAGACCTCTCCGTCGACAGCGAGGGAGTTCCGGCTAAGATTAAGTTCACGGCAACTGTTACACTTCGTGATGGCCTGGGCGATGAGGTCGCCCAAGATTCCATCACACTGGAATGTGTTTAATAACATATAAAAAATGAAATACAAAAGATTAGACATCAAGTACACGCCTCTGCAGGTACATTACTCCAAGTCCGTATCAGGCAGCGTTCCGCTCGAGCAGACCTATGATGCTGATCAGGATGAGTATTCTCCTGATTACAGGCTGACACCATGCGCCTTGCAGCCGGTCATTAGCATCATTGACCGAGATGGCATACTCAAGAGCGGTCGTGTCAACAGCGAGCTGACAGACATCGCCTGGTACAGAGTAGAGAATGGTGTGGAGGGCAATGCGCTGGTTACGACACCCCAAAAGCATGTCATCACATCGTCCGGCGATAATGCAGGAAAATTGCTCTGGTATATCAACGCAGCACCGCAGAAGCCGATACTGCTCAGATTCAAGGCGAAGTACCTGGACACCCGAACAAACGAAGTTCGCAATATTACGATGGACTACTCCATCAACTGCAAGAATGCGACCATCTACAAGCCGACGCTCCTGCTGTCAAGCGGAGACCGCTACTACAACCCGCTCCGTGATACCGACAAGCAGGTCATCAGCGCTTCTCTGCGCCTAGGGGCTGAAGAGTGCGCTAAGGAGAAGAGACTGTTCGTCTGGGAAATTCTCCGTGATAGAGGGCAGTTCTCTGCCATTACTGCAGATGATTTAGATATCAAGGTATCTGCTGATGGCGCATCCGTCACGCTAGACCGCTCTCTGATGGGTAAGCGCATCTGCATCAGGTGTAGAGCAAGATACTCTGCAGCAGGCAATCCGGAAAGCGTAGAACTGTCTGATGCCGCACCATTCAAGATAGTCAACATCGTCCGGAGAATTCCGTTCTACGATTACGACATGCTTGATACGGTCGATGAGGTGCTTCCTAACACGAAGGAGGTAAACCCAAGGGCAACTATTTTTGACAATGTAGGGGAAATAGCAAACCCTACGAGAGAGCTGCAGGTACTCTGGTGGATGGTACCGAATAATTCGGTACACTTCGAGAATGCTGTCCTTGTTGGACATGGCATGTCTCCGAGTGTTCCTACAGAACTTCTGGACCCAAACAGAGGAGCTATACTCGCGTTGGAAGTCAAAGACCTCGAACCCTTAGCTCTAGCAATGGATGCCGACGGCAGGGTCTTCGTGGACGCTGACGGCAATCCGTTTATTTTTCACTAATAAACATTTTAATTAAAATATGGAAAGATACATCAAGGCAAACCGCAAGGTCGTGGAGTTCCTCCAGCTGACCGAGAACAGAACAGAACTTCCAGACGGCAACTTCATTCTCTGGTGCCAGGACATCCTGCCGCTTGGGGATCCTATCGTGTTTGAGGAGACGCTGTCCAAGATTGGCGCTATCGCCATGGACGGCAAGACAGCCCGCAAGGAGCAGGACGGCGAAGTATGCAACAAGCTGCCTGTTGCTATGGACAGCAGATTCATCATGAGAGAGGAGGCAAACGATGAGTAGTGCTAGCAAATCGGTCAACATCACGTTCCTGCAGAAGATGGGCACTTTCACGCCGTCTATCCAGTCTCCGGATGGAGATCTCTACCAGGAGTACCAGAAGAACGGCGATACCGTCATCGTCTATCCAGACTTTTCGAAGTCGCAGCCTAAGCTCTACTTCGTAGTCCTCTCGTCAAGAGCAGCTGATGGTGTCACGACACCTGTCTCCATGCAGTTCTTTTTCAACGAGACGGAGATTCCGTTCAACAGCTCTGGCAAATCAACCGGTCTCTTCGAAGGTCTCTTCGAGATTATCAGACCCAGTGCATCGCAGTTCTACTGGGGCCTGAAGATATGCAATAACCTGGTTAAGGCATCCAATTATACTGCCATCAACATCAAGATGGTCGGCAAGGTATCCGAGAGATCCAACCAGCAGGAGATTACCGATGATGTGCAGGCGGTATACGAGATACCGGTCGGACCATACACAGGCGTTGCGTATCGTGTAAGCATCAAGGCTCCGGCTAACGACACACATAACTTCGTACTCAACGACAAGGATGATAGCTGCCAACTCGAAGCCAAAACCACGCTGGCCAACGAGACGCTGACATCAGGGCTATATTATAAGTGGTACAGAGCCACAAACAGCATCACGGGTTGGGAGCAGATTGCAGGAGCAAACGGCAAGACCATTACTGTTAAGGCTTCTGAGGTCGATTGCACGCGTGAGTACATGGTAGAGGTCTACAATGACAAGGCCATGGGCAAGGATAATCTGCTGGGATTTGATTTCCAGACTGTCATCGACGCATCGGATCCGTATGACATCGAGCCGAACCCGACACCAGCTGATGAGTTAATCAGCGAGGACGAGGCAGGAAATGGGGCGGTGACCTATACACCGAGAATGATTGTCAGAGGCAAGTCAAAAGCGGTGGAAACAAAATTTTATTTCACTCTGAAATCCGGTTCTGGTGTTGTCCTCAACACCGAGGCGGCACGCAAGCCTACTGTCCAGTTGAGTTCTTTCGCTGTGACGAGAGAAGACTGCATACACGCAGGCTATAGCAATGTAGCATTAACTATTCAGTCAGTCAAGTAGATTATGGCAATTATAACAAGACTTATCAGGTTTCTCCGCATCGGTGTTGGCATCTCCGACACCGATGTCGAGTATGCTGACTCCACGAGCAGTACCGTGGCGCCAACCACAGGCTGGCAGACTACAGCGCCGAAGTGGCAAAATGGTCACTTCATCTGGAGCAGAACTCGCATATATTATACCAATGGTCTGGAGAAGGTCAGCAATCCTGTCTGCTTACCGTCAGGCAAGGGCGTAGTCAGCATCGTAGAGCAATACTACCAGTCATCATCATCGTCGAGCCTTACAGGCGGCACCTGGGTCAGCAACAAGGCTCCTGCTTATGTTGAAGACAAATTCATCTGGACTCGTTCAGTCATTACTTATACAGATGGCAGCAGTACAGCTACTGATGCCGTATGCGTGACCGGCAGCAAGGGAGACAAGGGAGATAAAGGCGACAAGGGCAGCACTGGCAGCGTCCTTAGAGGTCCGCAGCTGTGGAATACCTGTATCAATGGATACATATTCGAAGCGGGTGGAGAAGGTGAAGATTGGAAGGATTCGGTATTGTATAATGGCAATACCTATTCCTGCATCAAAACGCACGTCAAGACAGCAGATAATTATCCGGGGTCTGAAGCTGATCAGAACAACCATTATTGGAGACTGGGTCAGTCCATCGAACTCCTCATAGCCCACATCATCCTCACCCAATACCAGATGGTGGAGAACCTTGGTGTCCGTACCATCGAAATGAAGGATAAGGATGGCAACATTGTCTTCAAAGCTAAGGACGGCGATCTCGTTTGCAAGGGTGGCATATTCCAGAATGTCAGCGTCTCTGGAGATGTCTCTGTCGGAAGACTGAGATACAACGAAAATACGGTTACTGATGGCACTAGTGTCATCAATGGCTCTTTTATCATGGGTTGGGGTACCTATGTCCTACCGCACCTGAAAGATGGAGAATTCATGCGCATCGTGGTCTTCAATCCTGTCATATCGCGCAATACAATGCCAGCGGTACTTAAGGGCGAGCAGACAGGGGATGATTTCATGCCGGCACAAATGAGTTTTTCGCACACTAAAGAGACTACCATAGAAGTTTATGGGTGGTATGAACTCATCGGCACGAACCTTCTTGGTCATACAAGATGGGTATATAGTAATGTAGAAAATAATCAATAATTAGAATAGCTGGAAATGGAAGGTAAAAAATTCAACTCCGTGACGAAAGTCACAACCGCCAACAGCAACCAGAGCGTGCTGCTGGCAGACCAAAATGGCAATGTCACTAGAATTGGCATGGATGCGCTTAAGGCTGACCTTGCTGTAGGTCAGCATGCCTGGTGCGGAAGAGTGTGGGACACAAATAACGCAACGCCTAAGGCGGCATCATACATTGGCTCACTTGAATTGCTGAAGGAATTGCCATACATCCTCGGACTTGGCGCATACTTGGTCAAGAATGACCACAGCCGTAGGAAGCTCGACAGCAAGGATCACCACAGATATGCTAATGGTGAACCGGCAAGACTGGATGGTACAGAGGGTCACTATCAGTGGGGCTGGGGACGTAAATTCTACGTTGTCATCAAGGATATTGGCGGATTGCACTATGAGCAGATTGGCATCAAGCCAATACCAGGTGAATACAATCTTGAGATACCAATCGGCAGTCTTTCAGCAGCAGGCTTCGCTACTATTGAGCGTAGTACCGGACGCCTGGTTAGTTACATCAATGATGCGGCCAACTATCGTGGAGGCGACAACAATGCTACCTATGATGGCAAAAACAATACGTTGCTGGGCAGACCTGCTACCGCTATGACTACAGAGCAGTTCAGAGCTGCAGCGCGTAAGAATGGCAAGGGTTGGCTTTGCACAACCATGCGACATACATCCATTGTTGCAATTCTGTTCAGTGTCATTTTCGGTACACATTATGATCAGGATGCAGTCAATGCCAACAAGGATGCCAACGGCCTCTTCCAAGGTGGACTCGGAGCAGGCTTGACGCAGATGCCGAACTGGGAAACCTACAATGGTTGGCGACCAGTTGCACCAATGAGTGCAGGCATTGAACTTGGTGATTCATGTGGAGAAGCGACCTATGCCGTAAAAAATGATGCAGGGACAACGGTCTATAATGCCAAGATACCATGTTTCTTCGGTTTAAAAAACGGCTTCGGCAATCTATGGCGAATGATGGATGATGAGTTCTGCCAGGTGAATAGTGACATGACCATGACCCACCTTGTCGCTCCGTCTATTTACGGCTCATGGACTATCGGTAATGCTACAGGCATGAAGGCGTTGAGCAAGTCACCAGGTGGTGGTGAAGGATTTATCAAGACCTGGTCGATGGAACATCTGGAGAACTTCTGTACGCAGATTGGTGCAACAGAGTTAACCTATTCGACTAGTTATTTCTGGAATACGTCAAAAGCAACTTCCGGTTTCCGTCTCTGCCTGCGTGGGTGTAGCGCTTACGTTGGCGGTCGATGCGGTTCTTCGGCTCTCAGCGTTAACTATGATGTCTCGATTGCCGACGGTAACATCGGCGCCGCCCTCTGCGAAGCAGCATCCGAGTGGTCATTGGAACCAGTGTATTACGAGGCGGCCTAAAGTGTTCCGAGGTGTGCTGACGTGAGCAGGAGTGAGCAGGATTGACCAAGGTTCCCAAGAGGAGCCAAGGGCAATCCTGAGCACCCTGCGAGCGTAGCGAGCAAACCCTACCGCCCTTGGGCGGTCGATTTTTTTGAAAATTCGCTCTTTGACATTCTTTCATTCCGATTTTTTTCAGTACCTTTGCAGGCGGTTTTCAAACCAGGCTGTGATTCCTGCGCCGGTTTTCGCCTGTGTCTTCGCGGTGGCAACGCTAACAATGGTGGTCAATGCGGTCTTTCGACGCTCAACGTGAACAATGCTGTCTCGGATTCCAATGTGAACTACGGTGCGGCCCTCAACTTAATAAGATACTGCAGGTTAGTTTGCTTAGCTGCAGTGATTTCGGGAGTCAGGCCTTGCCTCATGGCAAAATATACACTTTAGCAGAATAGCTAGTAGATGATGACAATGGGTCATCCGGTCGAAAGTTAGGACATCATAAAAGCAGACAACAGACACAGACACCGACATTTATCAGACACCGACCTTTTTTATATACATAAAAATTTAAAGCAAGTGAAGAGGTTAGGTAACATTTCACAGGCGGTTGAGACTTTGCAAAATTTTCGTGAAGCATTTTTTGATTTTTCGAGGCACAAGAAGTCCCGTCTCTCAGTAAAAGCGTTTGAGGCAGAGTTTGAAGCAAATCTTCAAGCCCTGCTAAATGCATATGTTCATCAGACATGGCATACATCAGACTATGAGGCCAAGCCGGTTGAAAAACCCAAGCATCGCATAGTCAATAAGTTGCCTGTTGGCGATCATGTCATTCAGCATGCAGCCATGCACACCAGTGAAGATAAATTGAGAGCCAAGATTCCTTTCAACAGTCCAGCTGGTACCAAGGGTCGTGGCACGCATTTCTTCTACAAGATTATCAAGCAGGATATCTATACCTCGCCACAGAAGGAGACATTCTATTGCTTGCCCATGGATATACATCATTATTTCCAAAATGTTGAGCATAATCTGCTCAAGAGAGAGTACAGGTTGTATATCAAGGATCGCAAGCTACTTGCTTTCATCGACGAGGTAGTTGACAGCTATGCCAATGGCATTGTACTGGGCGTCAAGCTTACACAACTTTTGGGGCAACTGTTTCTGGCGAGGTTTGACTATCTCGCCATGCGGTGTTTCGACATACTCCAAGACCCCGAAAAACACGGTTATTGGCAGGCTCGCTACGTCACGGACATGCTCCTCACATGCCGCTCGGAGCAGCAGGCAAGAGTATTAAATGTGGGGGAGGTCGTCCGAAAACTTAATTAGGGAAGCAAACAACTGAATTGAGCATTT